GCTCGACCATCGACATACCAGTAAGTACCATCCGATATGAGTGTGATCCAGTCACCGATATTTTCAGCTGTTTGAATAAAGTTCATTTGAGTAACGCCATCCACATCAACTACGGTGCTGGCTACCATGATACAACCTTCTATGTCTCCTGCTGCTGATATAACAGCGGATGCACTAGTGATTGCAAAACCACAAACAACTTTGATTTGAAAACCTGCGCTTGTCGCTACAGCGGGGAGCGTAATATCGCCTGATGCTGCATCGGATAAGATAAACGTTTTACCGTTATCTGCTGCGGTGAGAGTTTTTCCTGCTGTGATAGCTTCTATTGACGAAGCGCCATTTTGAAAACCATTTTCTGATACTACAGGACCTGACCAATGTGAAGCTGCCATGATATTGTTTTCCTGCGATCTCTCGCGTCAACTCCCGTTTTTCAGGGATCTATAATTAAGAGGAAGGGCGCAGTTAAGGACTGTCATTTGAGTTCTGGACCTTCAGCTCAGAACCCCTTTGACACAGAGAGTACAAACAAAAAAGTCCCCAGTCAAGCTGAGGACAATGACCGAAATGCTCTTGATAGCAAGGAGGTTACCAAGCACTTCGCTCTCGGAGGATCGTATAAATAAAAAGGGCCTCGTTAAGAGGCCCTTTCTGGGTACTAGATACCAGGAGATCCGTACAGCCCGCGATAATCGGACCATCCGAACGAATAGCGTTCACGTGCCTTATACCGCACATTTCCACTTTCGAAATCACCTTCCATGCCAGTCTTCATCCCAACGCGATTAAAACGCTTAAGTGCGTTCGGCGCATCAGTCTTCAGGAACCAGGCGTCTGTATCAGTGAAGTAATGGTTCACTTCATAGCCGCCGGGTACTGCTGACATACTTTTGATTGCGTTGATATCGTTATCTGAAGTTTCAACACGAAGTGATGACATCAGAATACGTTCAGCAACAAAAGCCAAGTCTGTTGGAATACAGAGCTTGAGGGGTTGGATAGCGACTTTCAAACCTTTCTCATCTGTCCATTTGGAAATAGCAATGTATGCTGCTTCCAGGGCAGTTTCATTCAGGTCTACAGCGGTAGTGGGTTCATTATCTAAATACCCACCTCCTGTTAGCGGATGTCCATTAGTGGCACCTTCCGCACAAAGAGATTTACCGTCGCCACCTGGATAAGAAGTAGAAAACGCGTTATTGAAGATCGCAGCACCTTTAACGTTCTTGGTATGAATCATAGAACGGGCAAGGGCCTTGGTATAGCGAGCTGAGAGTTTTTCGTAAAGATTATCCTCAATCGCTTCTTCGGTAAGTGAAAATGCCAAAGCAATAGTTTCATGCTGATAGCGTGCAGTCCAGGCTTCAGCCGCTGAGTCATAACTAACTCCGCCGCCTTCATCCTTAACTACTGCCGCGCCAAAACCTTCCAGCAAGACTTCTTCTTCGAACGCTCGGTCAGAACCTTCTTGATCAAACAATGGGACTGTCTCATCTGGATAACGTGAGTATTCCAGACCGAACAGTGCATTAAGACCAGGCTCCAGCTCTTTAACAAGTTGTGCTCTATTGATAGCCATTAGATTGCTACTCCTGCTGCTGGTAAGCGAATATGCAGGGCAAACACAACTTCAATTTCACCATTTGCACCCCAGGCATTACCGGGCTTGTTGACTAGCCCTAATTGACGGAATTGATCGACGGTGCTGGCGGACTCATTAACTTCCTGAGCAGAACGACCAGTAGAGGTACTGCCAGCTGTTGCTGTCAGATCAAGCCATGCGCCGTTATCAGCAAAAGCTGCGGTGCCTGTAGTCTGTGCTGCAAATACAATATTAGGATCTGAATAAACATATCCTACTGCATCTGCATCGCCCAATGTTGCTTGCGCAGCGGGCCAGTACTTGGAATAAACAACAGAGCCATCAGGCGCTGTATATTTGCAACCAGCAAATACACCGCACGCTTCTCCAGCTGCAGTTGCCGTACCTACTTTAATATAACCAGTATCAACCATCATCACTATATCGCCAGAAAAAATAGCCGCTGCGGTTTCTTTTGCAATCGGCATTTCCTCCATACGAATTATGCCACCAGTAAGGTGGCGAATGGGGGTGAACCCATTTGGAGCATCGACATTAGCCATCGCTATTGCCTCCTATAAAACAAAACCAAAACAGAATCGATTCTTAATCAGAACCGGGTTTATTTTCAGGGTTTCCAAAGGAAGTGCGTGACTCCCGTTCCGGTGCCCCCATGGGCATGGATGGATGGGATTGCTTTTTAAGTTCTGCATCTACGCCTTGCATCTGCTCTTGTGTGAGCTTTGCATAGTATGCATTACGTTCATCAACCGTTTCTTCTGGGATTTTGGCCAGAATCAATCCACCTACGCCTATAACACCTGCGTGTTTGCCATCATCAATTGTTGGTAGATTATAGGAGTCATCGATTTCATCTGGATGAACAGGTTCAAATCCCTCACGGAATCTTTTCCCTACGTTAACTCTATCGGGTTGGCCCATTAATTCAGCTCGGACCCAACGATATTTCATACCGGGGGGTGCGGGCGGAGCCTCCAACATAGACGGTGGTTCCCATGGTTTTCTGCGTGTTTCTGTTTCACGTAACGATGCAGAGCGCTTAGCTCTGGGTTTTACTTCTTTTGTATCTTGAGGCATTTAAAAATCCTTAAGTGCAGGTTTTACCCTGTGATTAATTTGATACTAGACGTATTTCGCATATTCTTCAAGCGGTACACCCAGTTTTTTAGCAATCGCTACTTGCGATGCACTGAGGCGTACATTCCGTTTACCTCGGGGTTTTGCGTTCGCTGTCGCGCTACTCGATGGTGTGACGACTTGTTGTCCAGTGATCTCAGGAGGTACGGGTGCTTCAAATTTATCAGGGAAATTTTTACGTAACCGTGCATCCAGCTCTGTGTAATAGCCATTACCCGTTGGTATATAACCTTCAGAATTAATCAGTGTTTGATGAATGTTAAGCGCTGCGTTCGTCATATCCTGATCTTCACCAAACCATGTGTTCTTTTCAGCCCAGGCTTGTGCTTTAGGATCAACCTCGGCGGGTCGGTTCGCGGAAGCAGGGGGTTGATACGGCGCTATGTTTTCATTGGGGGCCGGGGTTGTTCTGACATGGCGACTAAAGCGAGTTTCCGCTTGTGTCGCTTGTGCTAACTCCGCAGCGGTTTGTGCCAGTAGCGCATTCGCATCTGCCAGTAATGATGAATCACCGGAGTCATGTGCATCACGATACTGTGCTTTCGCAGTGTCGAGCTGTGCCTCCAGTCGTGACTTATGCTCATTAATGAACACGCCATCCTGGTGCTGCTGCTTCGATTTAAGTTCTACGTTCTCAGCTTGCACACCTTGTGCATACTCAGTCGCCGCGTCGCGCTGTCGCTCGGCTTCACGCATATCGTAGGTTATCTTACCAATGCGTTTGTTAACTTCCTTGCTGTAGTATTCTTTTAATTCCTCATCACCTTCCAGGTAGTCCTGCATCTTCTGTTCAGCAGTGCGTGTATCTTTAGGTGCGTCGGCATCTTCCTCTACTTCTGCTTCCAGATTATCGTCAACTGCCTCTAACTGATCTACAATATTCGGGTTATCGTTATCCTCCGCTAACTCGATATCAACCGCATTTTCATCGGCATCACCTACATCAATCAGATCTTCATCGTTGTTTGTTGTCGCTGCTTTAGCCATCACTTAACTCCTACATAGTCTTCAGGGTTATCAATGACCGCCAGGATCTCGTCGTCATTAATTAATCTCAGTGGTAAATCGTCGTTGTCTGCACCCTGCATTACAATGCGAGCACCCGCATAACGACCAAACATAATGTAATCCCCTGTTTTACACCAGGCACCTTCCGGGAACTTGACAGGATCTCCATACGCGTCTGGACCGAGCACGGCTACATACCCAATGGTTGTCGCGAGTTCTTCAGTCTTTAGCGTAGTCTCAGCCAATAAAATACCGCCTTTGGTGGCGGTGGGCTGCGTATAAGGGACGATCAGGATTCGATAGCCTGTGGGCCTGGGAAGTTTATCAAGTTGTGATTTAGCGCGTTCTTCACGCGCGATGGGGTCGGGTCGGTCTTTAGCTATGAAATTTGGTATAGAACTAAGTGTGGCTGAGCCATCGGACCCAAACACTTGCGGACTGTCGCTAGACATTGTTTGCCTCGTTTATTTTCATTTGCAGATCTTCAAGCTCACGAACTGCGAGTCGAAGACCTGTTAATTCCCCGCAGACGCTCCGGTATACCTCAA